TAGAAAAAATAAAAAAGGTAAAAGTCTTAAAGATAAGCCTAAAGGCTCATATAAAATTCACAGAAGTCCTACCAAAGAACAAAAAAGGTTAGGCATAAAGTTAATGATGGTAGATTATGATTGATAATATTATTTATAGATTATTTGGAGTAATAGATAATTTCTTTGGTTATCTATTTGATAAGTTTATATCTGACGATCCTAGCCTTAAAAAGAGAAAGAAAAAAAAATGAGAGATACTAAAATATTAAGTAAGTTTTCTGAAGATAGCCAAAAGAAATGGAAAGAAATGCAACTATTTATAAATCTTAAAAAAGAAGTAAATCATGGTGCAAATGGCACTAAAGAATATGTAATTAAAAAAGGTATTAACAAAGGCAAAGTAGCTAAATAATTTATGAGGATAAGCATGAACTATTACTTTACAGGTATGTTGATTTTAGGTTTTGTATTCTTAGCACTTTGTGTGAAACCAATATGAAAGATAAACCATTAAATATATCAGAATCGGCAGCTGTGCAAATGCCAATGAAAACAGTTGCTAGTCTTATAATTCTTGTAGCAATGGGTGTGTTTGCATATACAGAACTAACATCAAGGTTAGTATCTCTGGAAACCTCAAGAGAATTATTTGAAAATGATTTGCTCAAAAAATCAGAACAAGTACCTGTGGATCAAGAGCAACATTTTTTATTGGAAGATTTATATAAGTCTGTTGAAAAAATGGAAGAAACTCAAGAGATGAATATGACTAACAAAGTAAATATAGAGTTTTTAAGAGATCAATTAGAAAAAGCATTAAAAGATATTGAGGATTTAAAAGATAAAGTTAGAGCAAACGGAAAGACAGCACATTAATGGAGTTAATTATAGCCTTACTTATGATTGTAAATGGAGAGATTAAAGAACACAGAATACAAGAATCTATGTCTGATTGCCTTAAAGGAAAAAGGGTTGCAATGAGATCTAATAAGAATAATAATATTCAATACCAATGTATTAAGTCAATGGCTGAGTTAGAGTCAAACATAGATGGATCAAAGTCAATTAAGAAACTAGTACTAGAATAAAGGAGTAAATTATGTGGTTAAACTTAGCAGCTAAATTAGTTCCAGGTATGATTAAGACTGGAATGTCTATTGCATCCAATAGAAGAAAGACAAAAGAATTAGAATCAGTAGCAGAATTAAAATTAGCTGAACGAATGGCTAATGGTGAGGTTGAATTTAAAAGAGCTGTTATTGATAGCCATAAAGGAGATTGGAAAGATGAGTTCTGTCTCATATTAATTTCAATTCCTCTGCTTTTATTAGCATGGTCTGTGTTTAGTGATGATCCTAATATACAAGCAAAGATAGATATTTTTTTTGATAAGTTTGCAAATTTACCAATGTTTTATCAAGCACTTGTAGTTGGTGCTTTTAGTACGATACTTGGTATAAAAGGTGTATCTACATTTAAAAAGAAATAATGTCTGACAGTTTAGAAATAATAAACGAATATAAGGAACAGGTTAGAATATTAAAGCAAGAGGTCGCAGAGCTTCAAGATTCTTCCAAGTCCAAAGATAGTGCTAATAAAAGGTGCTTACAAAAACTTGAACATCTATCTAAAGATTTAGAGGATGCTAACAAAACAATTGAGGATTTAAAGGAAACAAACAAGATGATGTTAGAACACCCATAATGAAATTTATGTTAATACTTACTTTATGCTCATCTTTATATAATTCTTGCATGACACCTATAAAAATTGATAAATTATATCAATCTCATTTTAATTGTGCATTAGATGGTTATAAAGTGGGTGGTGAAACTATTAAGAACTTTGGTGAACAAAGAGTAAATGATGAGATGCTTTATGTAAGTTTTGTTTGTAAGAAGATTGAGCAAACTTAATGTGGTGTGTTATTTGGAAAAATGATAATAATATCTATAGTATGTTTACTAATGTTATCTTTGAATCTGAAAAAAAGGCTACAGAATTTAAAATAGCTCAAAAGTCTATGCGTAAAAAACATGATTGCAGAGCAGTTAAATATGAATATAAATATTTTAATGGAGTAAATGAAGATGAAATTAACTGAAAACTTTAGCTTAAAAGAGATGACACAATCTCAAACAGCTCTTAAAAACAATATAGATAATGAACCTAATGCAGAGCAAATAGAGAACCTTAAACAACTTTGCCAGACCATCTTACAACCGATTAGAGAGGACTTTCAGCTCCCAATCAAGATTACCTCTGGTTTTAGATCACCTGCTTTGTGCGAAATTATAGGATCAAAATCTACCTCACAACATTGTGCTAATGAATGTGCAGCAGCTGACTTTGAAATACCTGGTGTAGATAATAAAAAAGTATTTAGACATATAATTGAGAACTTACCCTACGATCAAATCATCTTAGAGTATTATGATGAATCAGATATTAATAGTGGATGGATTCATGTATCTTGGTCGCCAAATCCTAGAGGTCAAGCTCTTACTAAGGATAAAGAAGGCTATAAGACATGGCAATAAACAAGTCTAAAATGAAATGCAACAGACCTAAACGACAAGTTCAGGGTGGCAAAAAGTTTGTAGTCAAGGCTTGTAAAGGTGGCAAAGAAAAGATAATTAGATATGGGGATGCAAACATGACTATTAAAAAGTCTAACCCTGCTAGACGAAAGAGTTTTAGAGCTAGACATAAATGTGCTAGTGCTAAAGATGTATTTTCTGCTAGATATTGGTCTTGCAAAAAATGGTAACAATAGGAGAAAACTATGTATATGAAAAAGAAAAAAGATAAAAAGAAAAAAAGTAAGAAGAAAACTAAAAAGAAAAAGTATTAATAATTAGGAGTAGCTGCTTGTCAGCTGGGAATGTTGGAGGGTTAAAAAATTATGCCTAAAGGTAAAAACAAAAAGTATAGTAAAAAACAAATGAAGATAGCTAGAATGGCTGCACCATTTGATAGAATAACTGGTGCTGATTTTGCTAAACTTAAAAAGAAGAAAAAGAAAAAAGTATGATGAAATCAATTAAACCACCAAAAGGTTTTCATTGGATGAAATCTGGTAAAGGATATAAACTAATGAAAGGTACTTACAAACCACATAAAGGAGCTGTTAGAACTGCTAAGTTCTCAGTACAAAAAAGACATGGCTAAACTATGTGCAAAAGGTAAAAGAGCAGCTAAACGAAAGTTTAAAGTATATCCTTCGGCTTATGCTAATATGTATGCTAGTGGTGTATGTTCAGGTAGAATAAAACCTAAGAAGAAAAAGAAAAAGAAATGAGTTTAAGAAAATGGACATCAGAGAAATGGGTGGACATTGCTAATCCCAAAAGAGGTGGTGGTTTTCCTCCATGTGGAAGATCAAAAGGTGAGAAAAGAAAGAACTATCCTAAGTGCGTAAAGTCATCTAAAGCTAGATCCATGACTGCAAGTCAGAGGAGAGCAGCAGTTTCAAGAAAGAAAACAGCAGAGAGAAAATCAAGAAAAGGAAAGAAACCTAACTATGCCAAGACCTAATAAGACTTGGGTTAGGAAAGAAAAGATTATTGATGTAGGTAAATGTAAATACTGCAATCAATCTATGACCTCAGAAGATTCATTTATTCCAATTGGAAGATTAGTAAGAAATAAATATCAATATCAAAATGCTCACTACGATTGCGTTAAAGAGAACGATGCTAAACCTAAGACTAATTTTGATTGGTAAGGCAGCCATATTTCAGACTGCCTTTATACTTATTATTTAGGAACGCATTTGCCATGAATGACAATGTTTCCATTTTCTTGTTTTATTTTAATTTGTACTTTCTCATTAGGTTTACAATTTTTAAGTTCGTTTTGATAAACCATATCAACTGAAAGCATAACTTGATCCATTGGATTTCTACAATCTTTAATAGACTCCCAATTGTCTTTAATCAAATCCTCTAAATGATTACTCCCTTTCATCTTTATCCTCCTTTCCATCTTCATTAGTTTGTTCTTCTTGTTCTGACTCTTTCCGCAACTTAGCTAACTCTTTATAGTAGCTAGGGTGTTTCCATTCATAAGTCATTTTTCCTCCTTATTTTTTTTTATAACTCATTATATCATATTGAGTTTTGTAAAATTTTTAGAAAAAAAACTTTTATTGAAGAATAGACGATTGAACTTTTAGGGTAGTTTATTTTAGGTGCGACAATGTTAGTTGTTTTTGGGTTTTTAGGTATTTTTTAATATCCCCAAAATTTCTTAGCATTGTTTAAATAATCTTCGTTAGCATCACTATTCCAAAACATGTGTGTAAAGTCTGGTTGGATGTAATCTTTAAGAATATTTGGATCATTACTGATCTTCATTAAGTTTTGTCTTACTTTAGCTCTTTGTATTATTCTAGGTATTCTTTTCTTAATATTCTCTGGTTTAAGTTCATCACAATTATCTGCATGATAAACTCTAAATTCTTTCTCATTGACATAACAAAGATAAACAGGAACTTCAAATACTGACCAATAAAAATCTACTTGTAATAAATTATAGGGTGAAGGTCTATCAGGTAATTTACCTGGAAACCAAGACCTAGTACCATCTTTCTTGACGATCCCCCTTCTTGGCATTTTACATTTATCTTCAATAATAACCTTATCCCCTTTTAAATCTATGTAACCATGAACAGGAATATTGATACCATCAAACCATTTAAATGCCTCTATCTCTGGCTTACAAGACTCCCAACCTGGTATTGATTGGTGAGCCTTATGACAATTAGCAATCATAGCTGGTACTATACTTTTATAATGACTTAACTTTTCTTGGTCATCAGGTGTAAGTGCAACTAATTTATCTAGCTTTTCTTGAACAGAAACAAACATTATTTAGTACCTAATGTTTTTTGATGCTCTTTGTAAAAGTTATCTCTTTCTTTTTCGTAAGCTATATTAAATTCTTCTGCAACTTTATCTATTTCATTGTAGTCATCTAAAAAATAACTTAATGGTTTTTTTAAAAATTTACTTATTTTGACTAAATTTACTAAAGGTATTCTGTTTTCACCTTTTTCATATTTACCTATTTGTTGATATGTATTCTTTAGAGCTTTAGCAACTTTAGTTAATGGAATAATAGTTTCTTTACCAGTAAATTCATTAACCTTAGTTCTTCTTGCTTGTCTTAATCTTTCACCTAATTTAATGTAAAACTCATTATCTTCTTCAAAGTTTTTCTTAGCTTTATTTGATAGTTTCATTGTGTTCCTTCCTTTAATTTAGAGTATAGTACCCCTAAGTATTTATGCAACTTTTTATATATACTTAATTAAGTATATAAAAATCTAGCATCTTTGTTCTCTGCTTCAACTATTCTTCTAAAGAGTTGATTATACTCTTTAAAGTTTTGCAAAGTATGTACGCATTGACGACCCTTTTCTTTTCCACCCATTATCTTTTTATGAGTTTTGTCTAGCTTTGCATACAATCTAACATTACTGTTACTTAGAGCCATTATTCTCCTCACCGATTAATTTAATTTTTGCACTAATAAGTTTGTTATCGGTGATACTTGCTTTTGCAAACTCACTAGGCATTTTTTGATTATGTGCTTTTTGTGTAGCTTCTTCAACACTAGCACCATCAAAAATTTCTTCAAAATCAACTGCTAATTCTAAACTTGATATTTTTAAAACTTTAACCATTCAAAATTATATTTCTGCTATAACCAGAGTAATCTCTTTTAATCTCATCTCTTTGTTCTAGCTTTTCAATTAGCGAACTGATTGAATTTTTACTTTTATAACCCATTTCATTAGCCATTTCTAAAAAAGTAGGCATATATCCATGTTTTGTACTATAATTTTTAATATATTGCAATAGTCTGAGCATTTTAGGAGTCATAGGTCTTTTACCTCTTTTCTTGTTCATTTATTACTAACCTCCTTAATAATTCTGAGTAGCCATTGATGTCATCAAAGCTATCTTTTTTATAATTTTCTGATTGCATAACTCTCCAAAGTTTTAAAAAAATCATAAAGATACCAAATAATTTTAAAGGTACTTTGACCTCACAATTATTATGAACTGATAAATATTTTTCTAAAATTCCTGACATAACATAAGAGGTATGGTCAAATTCTCCATAGTCATCTTGCTTTTGTTTTAATAATCTTTCTATCTCACTTATAAACTTTACATTATCTGACATAATTTCCTTCACTATCTTTGCAGTAATGAGCTACTACATTTTGATTTTTATATTTAGTTAGCATCCAAACTTGTCCATTTCCCTCTGTATAATCTGGGTTCTCAACATACTTAACATTTTTTTCAAACATTTCATCACAAGTGATGGGTAACAAAGAATATGCAAAAGGTATCTTTTCATATTTTAAATTACCCTCACCTGAGTATATAACTAAAATTAAAAAAACTACTTTCAACTAGAAAGGAATTTCTTTGCTTTGAGGTTTAGCTTGTTTAGGTCTAGGATCGTTTTTATAACCAGATAAAATATTACCTGATTCATTAATCCAACCAATTAAACCTTTATGTCCACCAGCTTCAGAGTAATTCATTTCGCCAGTAAATTTATCATCACCTTTGAATAGAACTCCTACTTGAGCAAACACTTTAACAAACTTAGTATTACCATCTTTGCTGCTACCTTTAACACCTAAAATAGTTCCTTTATTACCGCTATCTAAATTTACATTTCCTGAGAAATCAATTTTGATGGCTTTTTCATTGTTGGCATCATAAGGAAATAATACCCAATCCTTTTGCTTACCACTACCATTGTCTGACATTTTGTCCTCCATTTTTTTTTATTGATTGTTGTTGTGATTCAAAGTCTTTTTCTATTGAATCATTTTGTTTCTTCCAATCGGAATACAAAGCTGTCAACTTGGTTTCTGTTGTTTGCTTTTTAATTGTATCTTTAATTGAAACTTGTTGAGTAGATCCCTTTTGATTATTTAAGGCATTTACTAATTCTTCTGCACTAGCATATTCTGAACCTGATAGACCAAATGCTGCTAAACATCTTCCCAAAGAGCTTGAACTACAGTTCTCCATAGCACTTGTTTTATTTATGAAATTAGCATTTCTATGTTCTTCTGCATGACCAACAGCATAAATAGTATCAGAAATATATAGTTCGGTTTTAACGACAACTCTGTCATTATCATGGAATAGTATTTCTTCATTAAATCTAGCTTCAGGGAAATATTGCAAAAGGTGTCTGTGTCTTTCATTAACTGTAGAATATTTTTTACCTTTAATATCAACAGTTGGAATTTTATTAGCACTTGTTAAACATTCCTTTCTTCTTTCTTTGAACCCTCCCTTACTTTTTTCTTCTGTCGTCTGTGGCTTTAGTTTCATTTTTTCCTTTCATTTGTATCTTTTGGTTTTCTTTAATTTGATCTACATCTTTCTGTACTTTAGCTTCTAAATAGCTTTGGTTCTTAGCAACCATTTGATCTTTTAACTTTAATAAATCTAACTCTTTATTAAGTTTTGATATTTCATTATCCCTTAAATGTAATTGCTCAATATGTTTCTTTTCATTATTCTCATAAGTTCTAATTTTAGTTTGCATCTTTGCAAGTTCCATCATTACAGTATCTGTCATTTTTTACCTTTCATTACTTCTTCAAGTGTTAATTTATGAACAATAATATCCTGTACTGCCTGACCTACTATTGCTCCTATATCCATGTTTAAGTTACCTAATAAGGCTTTTCTTTCTTTAGCAGTTAATATTACATAGTCATTAAACCAAATATCTAAACTTTTATTGAGCTGCGAAGGTGATAAATGATCTGCTGTAAAACAGCCACCTTCTTCACCTTTTTTGCTCCACTCTTTTCCAATTGTTTTCATAGATTCTATTTATTAATTAATACAAAAAGTGTCAATAAATTATACAAATTATATTCAATTTGAGAGTTTATCATTATCAAATATTATGGTTGCATTAAAACTAAATGAGATTCTTTCGTTATCTTTATCATCTGTATTAAATGGATAAACAACATGAGATAGTGAGTTAGGAAATAATATCCAATCCCTAACCTCAGGCATAACTCTATAAGAATTATTATTAAACATATTTTCAGATCCTTCTATGAACTCTGTCTGACCTGAAAAATCATTATGTTCTTTTGCATTGGTTGTTGAAATCATTTTAGGAATTTTTAAATAACCTACGCAGCTTAAATGATAATTACCATGAACATATTCTGTGTGAGTATGGCAAGGGTTATAATCTCCAGGTTTTGATATTACATACCAAGCAGAATTAATTAAAACTGATTTAATTTTATGTTCTATATGATTTTTGACATAAGTATTAATAATAGGATCAAAGAATTTTTGTTTCCATTTAAGCATAATCTCTGGTGATATTAGATACTCTGAATCTACATGACCTACCAACTTTTTAGACCAATCATGGTTCTTTTGTTTTTCTTTATCTTGTCTTATTTGTTTTAAATCATTTTGAAAGTCTTTCATTAGTTCTAATGGCATAACTGCTTTAGCAACTGTTGAGCCAAAAGGTTTAAATAATTTAAAATTTATCTTGTCCGACATCTTCCTCCATTGGTTTAAGTTCTTTTAATTCTATTTTATATGCAGCAGGTCTATCTTGGTAGCCAAAATTTGATAGCTTTTCTGGTGGTAGATCATCATTATAAATAAATGAACCCATAATACTAAAATTAAAATCTTCGTTATTGTCTTTAATGATTAATATATAAGTACCTTTCTTTTCTCCAGGTCTTATTAGTAAAAAATTATATGATTTTTTTTCTTGGGTTCTTATCTCTATATTGTTTTGAAAGTCTGAGTCTGAATAGAATTGGTTATCATCACTATAAGAACCATTATAAAAGCTATTAGTTGCCTTTGCATAAGCAACCTCTCCTAAAGTTCCTAAGATGCCATCTGTTAGTTGTGATTTAATTCCTTTAGTGTAACCATAAGAAAAGGTTTTACCCATCTTTAAATTACCAATATATCTTTTGGCAGCAATATTTAAGGCTAGTTCTACTTCGTTAGGTTCTAGTTTTATTTTTATCATTTCTGACTTGATCTAATTGTTTAACCCTTTTTTCATATTCTTCAATGCTTTCACCAGAAAAATATTTAAACCAACATTCTGCACAATAATCTTTGCCTTTCTCAACTACATCAGCTTTGTTTTTACATTTAATACAGGTTCTTATATCACCATACATATTCATTCACTATATCTATTACCTTTACTTATATTTTTACTAGCAATCAAATATTGAAGGTTATTTTCAACATGAAGTCCAGAAACATTTTTACCCTGAAGTGGCACAATATGATCTACATGATAACCTTTAGGACAATTTTTATATATTTCTTTTATCCTATCTAAATTAGACCATTTAGGAATTGCATTAAATTTAGCTGCTCTCCTTTTATTAGTTTTAGCATTCATTTTTGCCTTACCTTCTTTAGTAGAATAATATTTTTTTCTATATAATCTTTGTTTTTCCTTATTAATAGGATTTGAATGATATTTCTTATCTGAAATTTTTTTCTTTTTATATGCTTCTGGATTACTTCTATACTTTCTTTGTTCTTTATTTATTCTAATTATATATTTATCAAATATTTCTAAATGTCTTTGTTGTTTTAAATTTATTTTTTTATTTAGTAATTTTAATTTTTTTATTTTTCTAGCTAGTTTTATGTTTTGCCAAAGAATTTTAGCATTTTTTTTTCTTTTAATAATACCTTTTTTAGATAATCTATATTTTTTTTGTTGTTCTTTACAATGTTCAGTTTGTCTATATCTTTTTAATGCTTCTTTTCTTTTTCCTGAAACTCTCCAAAATGTTAAACAACATTTTCTTGAGCAATATTTTTTTGTTTTTCCTTTTGATTTATCTTTAAATTTTTTATTACAAATTTTGCAATTTTTTTCTTCAATATCTTTAAATTTTCTTTTAAATTTATTTAAAAAAGAACCTCCACAATATTTACTGCAATATTTTTTTACTTTATTTTTACTTTTATCAATAAAAAGTTTATTACAGTTTAAACATTTATTTTTAATTGGTTGCATAATAAAAAATAAGTAATGCGATCTCTACTGCGATAATTGTTTCAAGCATTTATTCACCTCCATATAAAGTTTTTTTGCCATCTAAAGCTGCACATTTATATTCAAATTCTTCTATTGATTCACAATTACCAACAAAGGCTGAAGTGGTTATGGGTAATTTATAAAGTCCTTGACTACCCCAATGTGTTGAATGACTTTCTTTATTTAATTTTATTCCTTCTAAAATAATTTTATCACCTTCTTTAATTGTTATTTCATTACCTCCTGCTGTACCCATAAAATGAAAATGAGCTGTAATTTTACCAAAGGCTTTATTTAATATTAAAGAACCTTGAACAACACCTTTTAAAACTTTTTTATCATATTCATATTCACCCTTTGACCTTTTTATAGGTACTAACTTTATTTTTTCGTTACTCATTATTTTCCTTTCCTGTTGGTTTTTGTATTATGTGATCTTTATGTAATATTCCTTTATGTAGATGATTTCTTTTACTACCTTTATTTGGTGGAATACTAATTATACATACTCTTTCATTTGATGCTTTATTATATTCATTTTGAACATCTATACCTTTTTCTGCTAGTGCTTTTTTTACTGCTTTATTAATTTCAAACATTCTATTTTTTCCTTTGGTTTTAGGTTTTTAATTCTATTCCAAGTAACACCATTGATAGACCTAGATCCCTCAATGATGTTCTTGAAAGTTTGTATAGCCAATTTTTCTTTGTCTATATTAGTTGAGAGTTTTATT